TATTTACTGTTCGTAAAATGACTTTTCATCGAAAGATAAGTTTGATATGTCTCAAAAGGACTCATAGCGGAAGTCGTGCTCTCGAAGTTTTTTTCATAAAGTTGAGACGAGTTGCGTCCCACTTTAATCGCTCTTTCAAAGGTTTTGAAATGAGCTTTGTTACTGATTCTACCTCAAGACTATTGATTTCGCAATAGTGGCATATTGCATCAATATAGTTAAAGTTTTCCTCTGCAACAATCTTTTCGATTTCCAGAGCAAACTTGGAAGGAGTTAGAAACTTATTCTCGATGGCTTGTTCTAGTTCTTTATTTGGTTCCATAGAGCTCCAGTTTATCTCTAACAAACTTTCTAATGTATTCGGTGAGAAGTTTGATGTATTTTGATTTGTCTCGTTCTTCATAGACGACGCATTCTCCATTTTCACAAGCCATAATGATTACAAGTTTTTTGACTGAAATACCAGTCAGTTCGTAGAGCATACAACCATATGCCATACACTGAACAAAATAATGTTCAATCCACTCTCGTGGTTTTGGTTTTTTAGAAGTCTTAAAGTCGATTATTGCTAACTCGCCGTCATATTCAGCGATACAATCAACAGTCCCAGCAATACCTAGTTGCTTACTATATAGGGACCCTTCAAGGGCGTAAATATTATTTATGCGATTGAGTTCTGTTTTTGAGATCTTAAACAGAAAATCTGAAAGAGGTTGAACAGGAGGAAGATCACGATTATAAAGATAATTCTCTACAAGAGTATGCATATCTGTTCCACGACTTGTTGCCGCTTTTGTGATGCGCTCTGCTTCTTCTTCTCCGACTTTTTTGCGCCAGTTAACAAAGATTTCTTTATTAAAATGACTGGTCACCGAAGTGATGGAGACCAGTCGGAGAAGTTCTTCTTCATCTGGAACTGAATAATATCTTACACCATCAATAGTTTCACGCTCCAACTGAGGGAGTTCAATATCAATATGATTAAACATTAAAAACCAGCATCCATTTTAGCAATAATGTACTCCTTAACAAGTCCAGAACGAACAATGTCGTCTACACCAAACTCAATTATATCAAATGATGGCATTTTACGCAAGACTGACATAAAATCTACAATACCATTACGCTCATTTGTTTTCTGCAAGTCCGACTGAGAAGCATCACCACAAAAACAAATCTTGGTATTCTCACCTACACGAGTAATGATGGAATCAAGTTCGTGGAAGTTTAGATTCTGGAACTCATCCACGATAATAATCGCATTATCAAGAGTTGTTCCACGAAGGAATGAAGTTGACCAGAACTTAATGGTTTCTTGTGATTTTAGGTTGCCATAAAGCATTTCAAAGTCGGCATCAGAAGGCATTTGGAACATATACTTCACCATATTCTTATAAGGAATCTGATAAATATCTGCCTTGTCTTCGTGAGAACCAGGAAGAAACCCAATCTCACGAGTTGCTACAAGAGAACGAACCAAATAGATTCTTTCATAAGGAGATTGCTCATCTAAAACATCTTGAAGTGCATTGTAAAGAGTGATAAAGGTCTTACCAGTTCCAGCACAACCATAGGCAACGATGTGCTTGTCATCATTATAAGATTCAAAGAGTTTTCTTTGATTTTCTGTGAGAGGATCAATTTCAATCAAATATTCAGAACTTAGAGGTTTTCTCCTCTTCATTTGTTTTGCCGTCAGACCAACTCCGATTGGTTGATCACTGTTGCCTCTTTTTCTTCTTGCCATACTAGATTTTCTTTACACGTGAGCCAGGTGCTTTTGCTGCTTTTCCGAGAACATCATTCCATCCAGGATTCTTTGCGACAAGTTTATCTTTCCATTCGCCCACCTCACCAGGAGATGGGCAAGTTGAAGGATCAGACCAGTCACGGGTCCAGTCCGGATTATCCATTTTCCACTGGTCCCAGGCGTGGATACTCATTTCCACTTCTTTCTGTTCACCAGTTTTTGTATTCACTACGGGGTACGTTGGCATTGTTATAAAATCAAGATAATTTATTTAGATCTCTTAATCAATTCTAAGTGATGGTTGAAGTGCTTTAATTTCTTCACAACCACAATTATTGTTTGGACATTTCCAATCTAGTGCTTCTGCAACAGTGGGAAACGTGCAGATAAAAACTCTTTTACACTCATTTGCAATGTCCATATGCTCTTTCTGAGTTCCATTAGCAGAACGAAGATTGATATAATGGATCCATGACCTGCAAGAACCGGTCATATAGATGCGTGTAGGCGTCGCTAAGGGCAGTACAAACCTCGCACACTCCTTTGCCACCCCCGCTTCTAACATCCTCTTGTAGAGGTTGTTAGAGTGTGTAAAGAGTTCAGAAATTTCTGCCTGAAACTTGAGTTTTACATAATCACCAAGATCGTCAATGGAGTTCTGGCGATTTTTGGTGTCTTGTCTGCGAAGATCGGGAATAGGAATATTTTCTGTGATTAGATTGGTATCAGCATAACGCTGAGAGAACTCTTGGAATGTAAACGAACGGTGGCGGAGTATCTGAGCGGCAATACCACGGTTGGTTTCAATCTCCAAACTCATAAATGACTGCTCAAAAACAGACCAATGATTGTGCTTAATACAATAACGTAACAAACCCGCATAGTTTTCAGAATCCTGATTCGCTGGATTAGAAACTCTAGCAATATATGCCATTGTTTGTTCTGCATCGGGAGTTACACTGATAAGTTTTACAGTCATTTACCAAATCCTTTCGAAGTTTTCTTTTCTAGTTCTGCGATTTCTTCTTTAACCACTCGCAGTTGTGCTTTCATTTCTATAATCTTTTCCGTTGTGTAGAGATGTTCTTGTTTGACAAGTCTTTCGAGTAACTTGACAAGTTGTTTTGCTCTATTAATCTGCGTAGCCATCATCGTCTTCAAAGATTTCGTCATAATCGTGCTGCAATCCTTCCTTTATTTTTTCATAGTTAAGATAACTCTGAGTATCAGAATAAACTTCTGCTTTCAAAGAATCAACAAGGAGTTCAAGATTACGAATAATAAGTTTTAGTTTGTCTTTGTCCATAAGATATTATTCTCTCAGAGCATTTTAGCATAAAAAAAGGAGGGGATCAACCCTCCATAACTTCAAGCAACTTGTGGTTGCTTTGCCATATTCAGTTGTGCGGCTTTAAGAAGTTGTTCTTTCTTCGCCTTCTTTTTGAGATATCGAACGAAGTAAGTATTCATTTTACACCTCCCTTGGACTTTTCCATGGAGAACTTATTTCCCGATTCATCTACCCAGAACATTGTTCCACGATAGATTTCTACATGAGGTTCTCTTTTAAAAGTTTGATTTGGGCGGTCGTTGGTATCATATTCGATACCACGATATACGACTTTAGACATTAGGGTTCTCCTTAGTTTTTTAGGTTAAAGAGCGTTCCTTCAGTCAACTTTTGCGTCTTGGAAGCAACCTTTCTTAGTTACTTGTTTAACTTCCCAAACAATATCATTCTTCTGTTGAAGATTTAATTGTGGGTGGAGCATCACTTTGCCAACAATAAACTGTGCCTGTAAACAAGTTAAGAAGAGTGCTTCCATAGATGAACGTTCCGTTCCGAGTCGGCTTACTTCCGTCTGGGGTTTCCAGATGAACGATAAGAGTATTATACTCTCTTTCGCGGATATTTAGCAACTATTAACTGTATAATGTGATACAGTTTTATAAAATCTTGATGAACCAAAATTTTGCCGGGAAATTTTCCTCCGATCTGGGAAATCACTTCCGCTTTTTGGTTTTGGGTGCCTGGTATCCCCACGTCTTTGGATTGATTGTACCATATCCAAAGTCAATACTCTTTAAGTTCTCACGAAACTTATCCCAGTACATATCAAACAATTTACTTCTACTACCTTTGGTTAGATCAAAACAGATATTATCATCTACAAGATACTTGATAATGTAAGCGTCTCTGGGAGCTTCCTTAGTACAGACTTCGGCATATGAACCATTTTCAACGATGATATCACAACCGTAGCGTGACTTACAAGTTTCTTTTTCCGCTGATGTCCAATGGTCCATATGCTTTTCCTCTATCTTATCAATAACTGAACTCACGAACGCCCTCCCCATTGAATATCAGAATATGCTTCCATAACAACTTCTTTGCTAATATTATACTTTTCAAAAAGTCTCTTATCTTTACACAGACAAACGATTTCTGCTTCTAATGGATGAAGTCCTTGAAGAATATTAATGAACATCGTCTCTCTACGAAGAGAACTGAGTCCGTCATTACCACCTTTTACAAAATTGTAAAACTTCTGATATTCTTTACGGATAGATGAACGTCCTTGATCTTGTGAACCCAGAGAGTTACTTCCAAGTTCTTCCATTTTTTCAACTGCATCTGCAATTTTTTCACTCAGAGTTCCTTTGAATGAATCCATTTCATTCACAGCAGAATATGGAACATCACCAGGAGGTAGTGCTGAAATAATACTTTCATCAAAGTTCCAGATGAAAATAGATTTCAGACAAGGGTGCTCATACTTTTTGAGAACCTCAACTTTCTTAGCGTTGCTTCTCTGCTTCGAAGCAGCGTTCAGAATTTCAAAGACAAATGGATTTGCAGGAAGTTCTGGAATTGCCTCTGCAATTACTTTTGCTTTTGGTGCTGCTGGTTTTTTTGTTGCGGTAGTTTTTGCTCTACTCGTTGTCGCTGTCGTCTTCTTCGTCGTAGTCATGATAGTTTTCAAAGTTAAATGCAATCACCTCATCTGGAATCAGGTTTCCCTGGTTGTCAAACATTTCGGGGTGAGGTCTAGGAATTTCCCGATAGTTCATCATGTATTCTCTTGCCACCCAACCTGTTACAAGTCCCACTATAAGAAACAATATGGTTAGAAATGAACCAAATACTAAGCTAACTGCTAACATTTCTTTTTCTCCGGGAAACTACTTTTTTCTTCCTTGACTTTAAGGAAAATTCAAAATAGATAGTGACTTCCCGATTTAGAAAGCAAACTATCTTCTCAAAGATAATGTGGAATGGTTGAGTCTGCTTTCTTTTCCCTCCATTAAGTATGAGTTCAACACCACGATTGAAGTGGTCTTCCTTTTTATTTATGTTCGTGTCAGACGATTTGGTTTTCTTTGAGGAATTTGATTGTGTCAACGGATCCTCCGATCTTTTGTTCATTACAAATTACCTGAGGAAAAGTAGATCCTTCTCCAAACTCAGCGTAAAATTGTTGGCGTGTAAAATCTTCATCCAAAGTATACACGACAAATGGTTGTTTTGTCAACTCTAATACTTGTTTAACCTTATCACAATATGGGCAACCTGTCTTTGAATAAACCGTGAAATTCATATGTATCGTTTTGTTTTTATTATATATTATATTATAGAG